CTATTTAGTCATCTTCTTGTACTTAATACGGTGCGGTTCTAACGCTTCAGCGCCCAGAGTACGTTTTTTGTATTCTTCGTATTCGGTGAAGTTACCTTCGAAGAATTCAACTTTACCTTCATCCTGATAATCCAGAATGTGGGTGGCGATACGGTCAAGGAACCAACGGTCATGGGAAATAACCATCGCGCAGCCTGGGAATTCCAACAGGGCGTTTTCTAAGGCGCGTAGGGTTTCGATGTCGAGGTCGTTGGTCGGTTCATCGAGCAGCAACATGTTACCGCCAACTTGTAGCAGTTTCGCTAAGTGCAGACGACCACGTTCACCACCGGACAGTTCGCCGACGCGTTTGCCTTGATCGACGCCTTTAAAGTTAAAGCGGCCAACATAGGCACGGCTTGGCATCTCGAAGTTACCGATGCGCATGATGTCTTGGCCGTTAGAGACTTCTTCCCAAACGGTTTTTTTGTCATCCATGCTGTCACGGAACTGATCTACCGATGCCAGCACGACGGTTTCACCGAGATCGATATTGCCGGAATCTGGCTGCTCTTTGCCGGAAATCATACGGAACAGGGTAGATTTACCCGCACCGTTCGGGCCGATGATACCCACGATGGCGCCTTTCGGCAGCGCAAAGGAGAGGTCTTCAATCAGCAGGCGGTCGCCGTAAGATTTTGACAGGTTCTGAACTTCCAGCACTTTGTCACCCAGACGAGGTCCTGGTGGAATGAACAGTTCGCTGGTTTCGTTACGCTTTTGATACTCAACGTTGTTGAGTTCTTCAAAGCGAGCCAAACGCGCTTTACCTTTAGACTGACGGCCTTTCGCGCCCTGACGCACCCATTCCAGCTCTTTCTCAATGGATTTACGACGAGCGGCTTCAGCCGAGGCTTCTTGCGCCAAACGCTGATCTTTTTGCTCCAGCCAAGAAGAGTAGTTACCTTCCCATGGAATACCTTCGCCACGGTCAAGTTCGAGGATCCAGCCTGCAACGTTATCCAAGAAGTAACGGTCATGGGTAATCGCCACCACGGTGCCTTCGTAGTCGTGCAGGAAGCGCTCCAGCCATGCCACGGACTCGGCGTCCAAGTGGTTGGTTGGTTCGTCGAGCAGCAGCATGTCTGGTTTTTCCAGCAGCAGACGGCAAATTGCCACGCGGCGACGTTCACCACCGGACAAGTTAGCAATCTGTGCATCCCAGGCAGGCAGACGCAGTGCATCGGCAGCACGTTCTAACTGGTTATCCAAATTATGGCCGTCGTGAGACTGAATAATCGCCTCCAACTCGCCCTGTTCTTTGGCTAACTTATCAAAGTCCGCATCAGGATCGGCATACAGCGCATACACTTCGTCCAAACGGGTTAGTGCGCGTTTCACTTCGCCAACGGCTTCTTCAACCGCTTCACGCACAGTTTGGTCTGGATTAAGTTTTGGTTCCTGCGGCAGATAACCGATTTTGATCCCCGGCTGTGGGCGGGCTTCACCTTCGATTTCTGTATCAATGCCGGCCATGATGCGCAGCAGCGTTGATTTACCTGCGCCGTTTAGACCCAGAACACCGATTTTGGCTCCAGGGAAGAAACTAAGGGAAATGTCCTTCAAAATGTGACGCTTCGGCGGAACAATCTTGCCGACGCGGTGCATAGTATAGACGTATTGAGCCACGGCTATATACTCCTTGATGTATAAGGGTTTTATGATGTCCCACCAATCTTATGGGGCATGGGTGGGGCATTATTGCTTAATTTTGAATTCAATAGTGCCAACTGGTCGGAATTATGGTCCGGTATCCAGTCGCCGTAGACGTTAAACAGCATCTGGGCAGAAGTATGCCCCATCTGCGTCGCAATAAACGCAGGATTCGCCCCGGCTGACAATGACCAACACGCATAGGTATGCCGTGACTGGTACGCCTTACGGTGGCGGAGTTTAGCCCGTTTTAAGGTTTTATCCCAGTTATCACTTATCGATGTGACAGTATAACGGTCGCCAACAATGCCGTGGGAGTTTATTCCCGGCTTAAACACAAATGTACATGCATCCTTTCTCTTTTTCCCTATCTCTCTTAACACAACATCGACGGTGATCTGTGGCATCAATCGCGTTAATGCCAATTGGCTTTTAAGTGCCTTCATCGCCGGTTCCATCAAAAAGATCACGCGGTCGGTACCGGCCTGCGTTTTTGGCAACGTATATTGCTTTGTCGATGTCCAGTTTCGTCTAACTGTTAAAGATTTCGCCTCTAGGTCTATATCTTCCCATGCTAAAGATGCAAGTTCACCGGGGCGTAACCCTGTATAAACGGCTAGGGTCCAAATATTGATAGATTGCTCATTTCTACATGAGCGAATAAGCCTAGCAAATTCATCCTGAGATAGCGGATCTGGACGAACCTTAGAGCGCTTTAGCTTGTTTACTGCCGCTCCCGGATCTTCATTAAGGTACCCATTATCAAATCCAAACTTAATAGCGCCTTTTGCACAGGTTAGATAGTCATTCACTGTTGCGACGCTGCGCCCTTTTATTAATGCTTTGATTTGGCGCCGTGGGCGTTGATACCCAGTTAATAATTCATTTCTAAGGCGTAGGAGGTCTTCAGGTACAAGTGTTCTGGCAATGCGATTGGGTTTTAGGATCTGCTGGCATGTCTCCAGTTTAACCTTATACCTGCGCAGTGAATTTAAAGCTAACTCAGGCTTTTTCAATGAGAGATAGCGCTCAAAAAGCTCAGCGACCGTTAGATCCTTTTCTTTGCTGGTGGTGTGTACGACAGATTTAGATTCAGGAAATTGTTTAACATAGTCGAATGTGCCGGAGCGGATAGCAAAGCATACCGATTGACGCATTTCCGCGGCGGCTTTGCGATTTCTAGGGGTATCGGGGAGCCCTAAAGACTCCCGCTGGCGCTTACCATTTAGCATGAACCAAATGCGAAGATTGCCACCGTGGGCCTCCACACCGGTCGGATACTTAATTTTAGTGGACATATATCAGCCTTATCAGACCGTCGGCTGTTTGGTGGCTTGCTTATCCAGAAAGGCGTTAATCTCATCGAGATTATAAAGTGCTTCACTGTTGGATTTTGGAATGCCATCAGTAGAAGCTAAGATCCACTCCTTCCCTTGCCGCCACGCCCCACGACGGAACGCACGAATTTTCCCATCCGATAATCCAGTAACCAACATTAACAAGTCTTTGGTTAACCATTTATTCGGCTGGATATTTATGCTCATGCTTGGTAAGGCAGTTACGGTATCTACCATACGTACTTCTCCACACAGTTATTGTAAGGCCCGCTGCAACGGGCCGGTAAACAATTTAAGCTGCTTTTACTGCTGTGCTAAAACAACTCTTAGCGATTGCCATCTGCTCTGCATCATTCATCGCGTCATGAAGCGCGTTGTGCTTAATCATCTGGAAGTATGGCTGGTGGTCAGGAACATAACCTTTTTTGCCGCCAGTGAGCGCATCGATGTACGTCCGAACATCGCGCTTTCCGTTGTACTTCCACGGGCATTCCATGCGGCAGGCGCGGTATGCGCTTTCTAGAATCGAGCCATCAAAATCGGTACCACGAAAGTAAATCGTGGCGCCAGTATGTTGAGCAATCCAACTATTCAGATTAAGCAGCTGGTCAGCCAACGATTCACGATCGCCGGATAATGCTTCCTGCGCGTCTTGGTTCTGATTTCTCCACCAATACTGTGTATCTTTTGAGACAGAACGCCCCAGCATCAGCTGGTCGTTAGCATCAAGCAGACAGTAGAACGCATTAGCTGAATAGTCAGAAAGCTCAGGCTCACGGCTTACAGCCAGTATAGATTCGCGAGTACCTTCCAGATCTGTCACATCAAAAGCAAAAGCACCAATGGAAAGGATGAGAGCAGAAGGGCGCACATCCATAGTTTCGGTATCGATCACGATAGTGTTAATCATTTGATTGTTCCTTCTGTGTAAGTGCCGCATGGCGTAACCAGATACAAATAGGCCCGTCTTCAGTATCGTGGATAGAGGCAACAAACCAGCCGTATCCAGATGGTTGTTGGGGCTGCCAGCCGCTTATATCTGCGTCACCTGCTTCATATTTCTCTAACAACTCAATGGCGTTATCATCACACTCAAGCCAAGCCTCAATGATTTCCAGATTGTTAGCTTTTATCCACGCATCAAACTCACCGGGCATGCCATATTCATTACCGTTTGCTGGTTCAAAATAGTCTGGATGAGTCCAATATCCATACTGATCGCGTTCTACTTCTGCTGGTTGAATAGTTGAGTTAGTCATTATTTGTCTCCTGTGCTGGTAGCAGTGCGTAATCACATACCGTATCAATCGACGGATCGCATTTATCATCATCAGTACGTGGGCGCTCATCGACCTTTGTTGCCTGTTGCAAAATGACGCCCCAGCAGACGCTATCTGTTTCCTCAGACCAGCCGTCGCACGCATCACCGCGATAATCGTCAATTGCAGCTTCAGCGGATTCAATCGCTTCTTTTTCTGTCTTGTGCCAATCAAAACCATGTTCAGAACCATATGAAAAATATCCGACTGGCAAATTGTAAGGCTCGCTTACAGGTTGTGTTGTAGACGCGAGCGAGCGTAAATCAGTAACAATCTCATCCGCCCAATCCTGCCAACCGAACGGAATACCATTCGCTGCGCTGGCTATGTGATTTGCAAGTCCAATTAGTTTTTCGCGAAAATCGTTTTGTTCTGGTATTACAGGTTGTGTGGCGCTAGGGGCAAAAACAGGAAACATGCGTACAACATCAACTTTTGAGTGAACAAACATCGCGTCGTATGGATAATTTTTCGGAAGCTCATCTTCAAAAATCCAACCGACAATCTTCTCTTCTGGTATTACAGGTTGTGCTTCTTGCTTAGCAAGCTGGTGGATCTCACGCAACACATCAAATCGTGTAATGGCTTCACGTAATATTGCCGCTGCTTCTGGATATTGATCATTAATAAGCTTCACGCCTGCATGCGCTTGCTTAACTAATCTTCCTGCTGGTATTTCACTGATGTGTGTCATTTGCATAGCTCCGTCAATTCAACGTATCGCCCCATAAAGAGATGCTCGGCAACTTCTGCGGTCATTGGTTCGATAGTGAAATCAACAAATGGAATGCCATTCAGAAGTGGCCACGGATTTTCATCAACGATCCCAAGGTCACGTTTTTCTGATGCCAGCATGATGAGGTCCGCATATTTGACGCAGCTGCTAAGCGCTAGTGGTAGGCCAAATCGTTCGCAGATAGCCATTTCAACGCGCTGTTCTAATGCGCGATAATCTGGCAAAAGAAGTTTTATGGGTGATGGCATATCTTTGATGTAAGCCTCGGCAGCGTCATGCATTAGGGCCTCGAGTGCGAACTCTGGAGGTACACAAAACGATGCGTGATAGCAGTGCTGAGCAACGCTGTACGCGGCCTTGGTATGCCCGTTAAAGCGGTTTTCTCTGGCAAGGGCATGAGCGATATCCTCGATCACTATTTGCTCGCGCTGAGGCTCAATTAAATTAAATGCTTTACCTGAGAAGGTAATAATATAAGGGCTGTTCACTTTTTAATTTCTCCACACATTAAATAGATAACACTTCACTAAGCACCGAATATGCTCGGTGCTTAAGGCTGTATTAAATATTATTAATAATTAGGCTTTAAAATTACCGATGAAGGTTTCAATAGATTTGCCAGTGAATTGCTCTGTAAGCAGATCACGGAATTCGTTTGCAATTTCTTCCTCTACAGCTTCCAGTTGAACAATACGCAGGACAAATAAAGGCGTGTCACCCGTCAGGATACTATTACGCAGACTGAAACGGCGCTCGGATAAGCCTTCATAAGGTACGCACTTAAATTCAAAGGCCACAGGCATGATCTCTTTGCTTTTAGCCTCTACACTTTGCATCAATGACTGCTTACCGCTGAAATCAGCAGCTTCATGATCGGCACTTTGTACAGATTCAATAGTAATACGGCGAACGGCGCTCACAGCTTGTTTGATTGGAAGCACTTTACCTTCTGCATCAAAGGCTGTGAGGAAGTCGCTCCAATCCTCTAGCCACTCTGCAAGGCGCTTCTGGTTTGATTTTTCACCATTGAAAGCAAGCAGAGCGCAGAACGGTGCTGTTTTCTTCAAAGCGATTGCTGCTGTGTTATCGGCATGGCCTGCGTTCGCAAGTGTGCCGAGGTTGAACACGGAGGTTGCACACATATTGTCAGCGTCGATAAAGCAACGGGCGCCCGGCTGACCTTCTGAATATGCAGATGAATAACGAACGAAATCGGCAATACTGGTGGTGCTTAATTTGCCACGAAAACGGCTGCGGCCTAATTCTAAATGTTCCAATGATTTAATTTGGTGATTTTCAGGAATAATTACAGCGGGGCAATTAGTCGTTTTAATCGGGTCCAAATGAAATGCAGATAATGTAAGCTCTTGGATTTTATTAATAGTGCAAGCGTCTAATTGAGACATGTTTAGTCCTCGCTTATTTAAAAAGCGTTAATTTAAAAGGTTGAAATAAAACTTAGGTATTACGGCTTATGTAGTTATTCGTAATTTACCGTCTACCTCTCCGGTAATTGCAAATAACTGGCCCTGATCTTCTTGCAAGATCGTTAGCTTGCCACCTTTCCCAACGTACATAGGTGTTTCGGTGGTGTCTTCTTCTGACTGCTTGCCACGAGGTGTTGGTGTAACGAACTTCAATTTGTGCTTAATACCAACGCGCTTTTCTTCAACTGAGTTGCTCAGGCGGTCAATATCAAACGTGAGGACAACTTGCCCTTTACCGCCATTGTTGAGAACCCCCAACGCGGTATTGTTGAGCGCAGCGGCGATCTTGTTAACGAAGATCCCCGCGTCGAGCTCGCCCAGAAAGTCGGGCACTACGGTCATGCGATCATTGCTCATCGGTTTACCCTCTGAAATGCGGTATGTACCGCGCTTATTTACTCCACACACTGATTTGCTGTGGTGGCTGGACTTGAACCAGCGACGCGAAGCTCGGGCGGCCTCCGCTCTACCAACTGAGCTACACCACAACGTAAAGAGCGATAAACGATGCTCCCTACGTTCTGATTGATAATATAGCTACTTTAAGTAGTAAATATCAACTACAAAAAGTAGAAAGTGACATTGAGGCGTGGGAGGGATAGATAACTAGTTGAAATTAAGACGAAAAAAAACCGACTTACGTCGGCTTAATTTTACTTATCAGAATTTATGCAAAATCAACCATCTTTAGTGGCAAGCATTTGATGAGCTTTCCAAAAACATAAAGTTCGTGCATTTCATGATCTTCAATAAAGAATGGTGGGTATTTATCGTTGTCAGATAAAACAGCTAATCTTCTACCTTTAACCTTTTGTAATCGTTTAACAAAAGTAGAATCTTCAAAATTGAATATATAGACGCCATCACCATTAAAGTGGTCGACCTTACGATCAATGAAAAGCAAATCTCGGGGACATAGCGTAGGCATCATACTATCGCCATCGACGTTTATTAGCTCAATACCATCAAGAGTGCGGCGGCCAAAAAGCTCATAGACTCGCTCTTCTGGAATTTCTATTGAGCTAATAATTGTAGGAAATTCTTTATTTATATAACCATTGCCAGCGGATGCGTACACATCAAACTGGCGTACAGTAACCGTCCCTGAATTAATAACTTCGTGTCTAGGCTCAAAAACACCGTAATCCAGATAGGCTGGTGAGACTTTTAGCCTTTCGGCAATCCTCAGCATTTTTTCATCTCTCGGTTTAGCAGTGCCGAGCGTATACCGTCGCGCCATCTCATATGAGACGCCACTAAATTCAGATAGCTCTTTCACCCCCAAGTCTTTCTCTTGGAGCGACTTGTTAAGCCTTTCGGCAAAGTCTTTGTATTTTGCTTCTTCCACCATAAGTAGAAGGTTATGACGTCTATCATCAGTTGTCATTTCTATTTTAAGTTGCATGTTAATGCTACTATAAGTAGTATTTAGTGTAGTGTAACTAGGGAGGCTATATGCAGCATAAGTACAAAAACATTACTGAAAACGCCGTCAGAGTTGTTGGCTCTATTTCTGAGGTATCACGACGCTTTGGTTTCCGGTCAGTGCAATCAGTAGCCAATTGGATTGATAAAAACAGAGTGCCATCTGAACGAGTTATTCAATTATGTGAATTTGGTGAATGGTGCATTACGCCTCATGAACTTCGCCCTGATATTTATCCAAATCAAGCAGATGGATTGCCCGGTGGGCATGCAGTGTTATTAGAGAACTTAGGTAAGCAGTCAACGCTGACAACTATATCCAAAGTAAATTTTAGCTAAAACCACAACAGGATAGGAGGAACTGTGGGAAACGAACCAAAGTGGCAAATAGAGCGGCAACCAGCGTGGCTAGTAGCGGCAATCAAGAAAACCATATCCAGCCTAGATGGAGGATATGCAGAGGCTGCTGAATGGCTAGGGGTTACTGAAAACGCGATTTTTAACCGTCTGCGTACTGATGGCGATCAGATCTTCCCTATGGGGTGGGCCATGGTGCTTCAGAAGGCTAGTGGAGAAAAGTATATCGCTGAGGCGGTGTCGCGTAGTTCAAACAGCGTCAACGTCCCGCTGGTGGATCTTGATGAGGTGGAGAACGGAGATATTAACGAGCGCTTGATGCAGTCAGTTGAGTGGATAGGTAAGCATTCCATGTACGTTCGTAAGGCCACTGCTGATGGTGTTATCGACAAGGAGGAACGGGCGAAGATAGAAGAGAACAGTTATCAGGTAATGGCAAAGTTTCAAGAGCACCTAACTCTGTTGTATAGCGTTTTTTGTGCCCCTGAAAAAGTTGACGCCCCAGATATGCAGTCTGAGGCGTCGATGCGACTAAATCAGTGTGTGGAGAAATAACCGCGTGAGCAATTTAACAATAAATTCTCATCTTCCGCAACTGCGCTGCAAGTTGGTAAGCAATGCGCTTCCACCTGCGCCGTTACGGTATGAACGAAGAATAGCAAACCGCTGGGTGCCATGTAACCACAGAAGGGCGGTGTCCATTGTGGGTGTAATTCAAAGACGCTGGGGGCTCTATGACAAATCTTAATGTAACTGGCATAGCGCCATATCAAAACCATCAGGTTATGAACTCAGTGCAGCCAATGATGAGCAGCCGAGAGATCGCTGAGTTAGTTAAAAGCAAACACGGTGATGTTAAGCGTTCAGCCGAACGCCTAGTGGGTGCGGGTATTTTAACCGCGCCGTTGGCGCAGTTCGATTTTGAGCATAACGGGAATACATACCAGGAGTATCGGTTTAACAAGCGAGACTCGTTGATATTGGTTGCCCGTTTGTCTCCGTTGTTCACGGCGGCTGTCGTTGACCGCTGGCAAGAGCTGGAAAATAGCACTCCAGCGCTTCCTCAATCATTACCAGAAGCGTTGCGCCTTGCTGCTGATATGGCAGAACAGAAAGCCGCGCTCGAGTACAAGGTTCAGCAGGATGCGCCGAAGGTGGCGTTTGTCGATCATTTCGTTGATGCCGCTGGTGCTAAGAGTCTGCGTGAAAGAGCCAAGATTCTGCGCATGGCTGAAAAGTCGATGATAGAGGCGCTATTGCGTGACAAGGTTCTGTTTCGTCAGTCTCGCAACTTATTGCCATCCTCAATCCACCAGCGTAACGGCTTATTCTGCGTGAAAACCGGCACATCTGAGTTTGGTCATGCTTTTACTCAAACCCGCGTAACGCCGCTGGGCCTGCAATGGCTTGCCGATCGTTACGCCTCTGAGCTGATGGTGGACTGATATGAGCCGTATTTTTGATGTTGTTCAGTCTCTATCGGGCCAGAAAAACTCCATCGTCATACCTCGGCCTTACGTCAGGTTTTTTGCTGGCGATCAGCAGGCTCTCGTTTTGGGCGCTCTATTGAATCAGATCGTATTTTGGTCTGGCGTTGATTCTTCATGTGAAGACGGATGGTTCTATAAGAGCCACAAAGAGATGGGTGAAGACTTAGAAACACTGAGTGAGGATCAGGTTGGGCGTCTGGTGAAGAAGCTTTGCACCAAATATTTACCCGGAATTATTGAAACCAAAAACCAAAAGGTTAATGGCACTCCTACAGCCCACTATCGCATTGATGGGGATGCCTTAATCGCTAAGATTTTCCCGCCAGCGCTGGATTCCGCGAAAGTGCGGAATGGAAAACGCGAAAGTGCGGAATCAAAACCGCAGAATCGCGGAATGGAAACTGCGGAAGTGCAGAATGGGAACCGCGAAAGTGCGGAATCTTTTCTTTATACAGATCAAGACATACAGATCATAAAAACCTCTTCTCGTCCGGACGCTACGCTACCGGACGAAAGCCTTAATGAGAATTTATCGGAGGCTGATTTCATCTCACGCCATCCCCAAGCGGTTGTTTGCAGTGCGAGAAAACGTCAGTGGGGTGGTAAGGACGATCTCATTTGCGCCGAATTCATCTGGTCGAAAATTATAGCGATGTACGAACAGGCTGCGGAAACCTGCGACGAGGTTGCCAAGCCGAAAGAACCAAACTGGGCAGCGTGGGCGAACGAGATACGCCTGATGGTGGCTCAGGATGGCCGGACGCACAAACAAATCTGTTCGCTGTTCAAACGCGCAAACCAAGATGGTTTCTGGGGTAAGAACATACTCAGCCCATCGAAATTACGTGAAAAATGGGATGAGTTATCACTGAAGCTCAGCGCATCTGTTGGGACACAATCAAGACCATCAAGCTACGTCAATATGGACTTTTCTAAGCAGGATTATTCATCGATCCCCAAAGGCTTTAGAGGGGGCGCTGCATCATGAGACACCCAAGTTACCGCGAGATACATGGCGTTGATGTTTTATCGCTGATCGCGACTATTCAGCAGGTTCGCCGCTGGTGGCACGTACGCAAATGGCGCTCGCAATGGGGTGACGATCAACACCTGCGCAAGATTGCAGAAAAGCGCCAATGGATAGAAGTACTGCGTGTTTTTCATTTCGAACGTAATTACAAGTTTATCAAGCTGATGGTTAAGGCTGATCAGCAGAGGGGGATTCTGTGAGCAAATCAGTGGTAGCACCAACGCCAGAACTATTACGCCAGCAGGCCTCGGAAATGCTTAAGCGTGCAGAGCAGCTAGAAAAGAACGGCGCAACCCGTGACGCAATCAAAAAGGCACTAGTACCCGCTTTACGTGATGTGATGCAGGCCAAACACAGCGTTCAGAAATCAATGGATACCTTGCTCGATGCAGTGGCAGACATGGAACAGAAGATCGGCAAGCTGGAAACCGTGGTCATGGAGGTGCTGTCGTGACATATCAACTTCTGGTTGGTCGCTGTGAAGATGCTTTGAAATCTTTACCCGATAATTCTGTTGATTCGATAGTTACCGATCCTCCGTATGGTTTAAGTTTCATGGGCCACAAGTGGGACTATCAAGTACCAACGGTAGAGCAGTGGATCGAATGCCTGCGTGTACTCAAACCGGGGGGGCACCTGCTTGCGTTTGGTGGAGCGCGTACATATCACCGGTTAGTGGTGAATATTGAAGATGCTGGCTTTGAGATCCGCGACCAGATTATGTGGGTATATGGTAGTGGGTTCCCTAAATCAAAAAATCTAACAGGGGAGAACGAAGGCAAGGGAACTGCTTTGAAGCCAGCGCATGAGCCGATTGTAATGGCCCGTAAATCATTATCTGGCACCGTGCAGGCTACAGTGGAATCTTTTGGTACTGGTGCGCTGAATATTGACCTTTGCCGAGTTCCCACCGATGAGAACTTATCTGGCGGTGCTGGTGGACTCCTTTCCCATATGCGTGATGGAAAACATCCTGATGCAAATGATTGGCAATCTGATGAGGTAGGCCGTTGGCCTGCAAATCTCATTCATGATGGTAGTGCTGATGTTGTGTCTACCTTTCCAGACGCGAAAGGTCAGCAAGGGAGAGCTAAGAACGATGGTTTGGATAGTGGCAATAAGGTATTTAGCCCACTTAAAAATGTGACATCCAACCCTGAGCCACGCGTTGAAGTTGATACATCTGCAGCACGTTTCTTCTATTGCGCAAAAGTCAGCAAATCAGAGCGGGATGAGGGTATGGAACGATTTATTCCCGTATCAGCATCAGAAATGACTGGTGGGCGTAAAGAGGGTAGCGCTGGTTTGAACGATCCGCGTGCAGGAGCTGGCCGTACTAGTGGTGCTCGAAATAATCATTCAACGGTTAAGCCTGTAGCACTCATGCGGTATTTGTGCCGATTGGTGACACCAGCAGGCGGGAAGATACTCGATCCCTTTATGGGAAGCGGTAGCACTGGTAAAGCGGCGATCCTCGAGGGCTTTGGTTTTGTTGGTGTAGAGCTAGACCCTGATCACTTAACTACGGCAGCGGCTCGAATAGCTCATTCATACAAAGAAGTTACTCAGGGGGCTGCGTGAAGTTAATCCTACCATTTCCACCGAGCGTAAATGGTTACTGGCGCGCCCCGAACAAGGGCGCTTCAATCGGTAAGCATCTAGTGAGCGAACGTGGGCGTAAATATCAGGCTGAAACATACGCGATGGTCATCGAGCAACTACGCCGTAAGCCGAAGGCGATTACTGAGAACGTTTCTGTTTCCGTTGTGCTGTTCCCACCAACGAAGGCGCGCCGCGATCTGGATAACTATTTCAAGGCTCTGTTTGATGCGCTAACAAAAGCAAATGTATGGGCTGACGATAGCCAGATTAAAAAACTTAATGCTGAGTGGGGGCCTGTTGTTAAAGGTGGTCGTGTTGAGCTGGTGATCGATGAGGTGACGGCATGCGCATGATCCTCACTGCATTCCCACAAACCGACGCTGGCATAGTTTTGCTTAAGCCGGGCCAATTGACGCACAAGTTCCGCAAAGGCCAGCGCCTCATGATCACTGCTGTGCCGGAAGAGTTTGCGAAGCTGCCAGCCGGTGAGCTGCCTGCGGCAAATCAGGATCTGGCTAATGATGAAGAGCTGCGGTCGTTCTTCTCTCACTATGATGTGATTAGAGCCGCTGGCGGTGATGGTGCGCTTAACGCGTGGGTTGATGAAATCAAAACCTGTCAGTGGAAACGTAGCTATCACAACAGAAATTTGAACACGGTATCGCATAAAAACGGTGCCGTTCGTCTGTGCTGGAGCTGTGACAACCTCCACCACGATCAGTTTCACCCCGCGTTGGGCGACATTGCCGCAACCAACCGAGCAGAATGGCTGGTAGACGCCGTGCGCCAATCTCTTGGTTTCCGTGAAGGCCATCAACTAACCCTGCCAGAGCTATGCTGGTGAGCCGTGCTAAAACAAGTTACTGAGTACCTACCGAGCGCCATTGATTACCGCGTCACAAAGACGCCTGAGCCACCAGCGTTTGTGGGTGGTGTTATGAAAGAGGCCGACATAAATCCGTGGCCAACAAATCCGGCGCAGGTCATTGCTGATAGCGTTGAGCTAGTGAAGCCAGTTATCAAACTAATGGGGGATGAAGCGCCACCAGCGAGCTTTATGCTGAAACCTAAACTGGCACGCTGGGAGTGTGAGAAGTACACCCGATGGGTAAAAACGCAAAAGTGCTGCGGTTGCAGTAAACCAGCCGACGATCCGCATCACGTGATTAACCACGGGCTTGGCGGGATGGGAACTAAAACCCATGACTTGTTTGTGTTGCCGCTATGCAGGCGGTGCCACGACAAGTTGCACAAGGACGTTGCGGCGTGGGAGCAAAAACACGGGGATCAGCGATTCCTATTGATTGAATTTTTAAATTACGCGCTGGGTGTTGGCGCAATTTTCAAAGCGTAACGTGTGGGGAGCGCTGAGTAATGAGAACTTGTAACTTAGAATATGTTCGTGAGCGCTTAAATCTGGCGCTGGCGGATTATGGAAGCAGAACAAAAGGGCAGCTTGATGCGTTTCAGGGGGCTGCGTTAATCAATACAACACGATACAAGCGTAGGCCAGCGGTTGAGGTTGGTGGTCAGTATCGGCAATCTGACCCTGTAGCATGTTCAGAGACACGCGGTGGCAAGAGGCCAAAGCCACCGATCGAGGAAATAACATTCTGCCTCAGCTCTTGGCGCCGAGCTGTATTTGGGTTGGAAGGCCACCAGCGTGCATGGGTTTATTACTGTTATGCGCATAATCTTGAATACGGTTATCAAGTTCAGATCACCACCCATGTTTGGGAGGAGTATAAAAAAACCTTAGCAGGTAAACGGATCACTAAAAAAGTGACAGCACGTATAGCGAGGCTTGTATGGCTGGCAGTACAGCAACATGCACACAGCTGTGGTGGAGTTCTAGGCAAGAATTATTCCGCGACTGAGTTGGCTAAGCTAATGGGCATTGAGTTGAATAATTGGTCAACTAATTATGCTATCCACTGGCGAGGCATATTGATGGTTTGCCATAGCCTTGATAATACTTCTCTACATGAGACGATCGAGACAAGATCAGCTAACAAGCCTAACGTTAATGACGTGATGCTTGCAAAAATGAATAAATTGAGCGATATTTAACGTTAATTTGGTATGTTGCCAAAATTACATATAAACCCGCCTAGTGCGGGTTTTTGCGTATCTGATGCTAGATTTTTGGCTTGTAGTCGCCAGAAACTATCTTGATGGCGAGGTTACATGCGTCGGCTAGTTCTCTGTCCATGCCCGGTTTTGAGACGCGCATCGTCTCTTTAACCACACGGTCCTGAATTATCTCATAATCAATGTAAGAGTTTTCTTTGATTAATTGGTGAACAATTTCACCTATAAGCTGGTGGGCATTCATAACTGAGCCTTCTTGTGAATAATGGGTTAACAGCTTATCAAAACCCAATAAAAGAAAATTCTGGTAACGCCACACAATTCAATCTCTGGCCTATGTCGGGGATTTTTCATATCTGGAGGGTGATGAATTGAAATACCAACGCGGTTAACCCGCGCGCTCTATATGCCGCAGTCATGATGTGGCCCCGAGTCGCCAATGAGTGAGCCAGAAGCAGGTCGAACTGCACACACGCTGGTTAGGGTTAATGAGGAAGAAGATGTGCCGGTAAAGCAGTATGCCTGCCAAACATTTACCGGTTATTAGCGGCGATGAAGCGACGTAACCCCAAGGGCATGGGCGTGGCCACTACGGTTAGTGGCAGCCTTTTAATCGTTTAGTTGCTCTAAACTTGAGGTGCATACGATTTCTGACTAGTTGCTCTATAGACTGAGTAGGCGGTGACTTGTATTATTTCGTTCCATATATCAACAGCGATGAATACTGTATATGGAAGAGCGACACGGTAACTACTATATAAAAAAAGTGGACTATCTGGGCAGTGGCGAGTTCGGTTATGCAGATAGAGTCACGGTTGAAAGTCTCGACCGAAGGACTAAAGGGGAATATGCCAAGAAGTTCTTCCAGCCTAAAGATGAGAAAATTAACAAAGATCCGATACTTTTAGAGCAGTTTAGGCGGAGATTTAGGCGAGAGGTTGTATCTCAATCTCAATGCTTACATGAGAATATTGTCCCAATCTACCTATGCAATCTTAAAACTGAAAAACCTTGGTTCATCATGGAAGTTGCCGAGGGAGATCTGTTGAGCGATATAAATAAAAATATCCTGACAACGCACGATAAGATTTCCATTGCATATATGGTGTTACGTGGTGTTCAGTGTATCCACAAAAGAAAATTTCTCCATCGAGACATAAAACCAACGAATGTTCTGAGATTTAAAGGTGGGATATATAAGGTTTCTGACTTTGGCTTGGTGAAAGATACCGACCCCAAGGAGGGAAGCACAAATTTGACTCAGATTGGCACAAAGATGGGTACTGATCGATATATGGCACCTGAGGTGTTGTATAATGCTGAATATACAGTACAAACAGATATTTATGCGGTTGGAAGATTAATAGAAGATCTCAGAATTAATGATGAAAATGTTCTTCCGTTAATTAATAAGTGTACAAAGCTAGAGAAATCAGATAGATACAAGACGATTGGCGAGGTGTTGTCAGATTTCAACGATATCTCTTGGGGGAGTAAAGCATGATCGAATTACTTGCTGCATCGTCCTTTTCTTACCCTAAGGACAGTGGGAAAATGAATGAGGACTGCATTTTACCACCTAGGCTAATAAACGACGGTTATTTATTCGCTGTTGCTGATGGCGTTGGGTCATATAAAGGGGCCAAGCTCGCATCGTCTGTAGCTATAAAGACACTCAGTAGCATCGAGCATATACAGCCTACATCTATGGACGAAATTTTTAATAATATTCGTAATAGGGTCAGAGCGTTGGCATTGGGAGATGAGGCTTTTCATAGTGCGGCCACAACACTTACTCTTTGCTACGCGAACCATGAAGGGTTATTGATCGGTCATGTTGGTGATTGCCGCTTATATGTGAATGTAGGCAAAAAAACCCAACAGTTAACAAAAGATGATACTCAGCATCAGATGTTGATTGACCAAAAATTATTTACCGCCAAAGATCTCAAGGATAAGCCGGGGAAAAATATTTTGACAACTGCTATAGCTGGCAATGTTGTTATGGATAATAAAACCTTCTTCATTCCATATGATGAACTTCCTGTATGTGATGGTGTAATAAATATACATATCATGTCTGATGGCGCTCATCACTTCTGGGAAAAGCGTCCTCGGTTATCTGAAAATACGATGAAAAGCCCTCCTAAATTCTCTGCTAGTCTTCTGCGTAGAATTGAGCGTAATGGACCAATAGATGACTATTCTGTAGTTAGTGCCTGTTTCTCTGTGTAACCATTTAAATCAAAACAATAGGCCGCCAATGAGCGGCCTTTTTCATATCTAGCGCCCAGCCAACAACCATCCACACATTAAACACTTTCTAGCTGAGAGTGGTTACGGCTGGGTGCTATTCCACTAATTAACCCTACCGCGCTGGTGGATGGGGGGAGAACATGAAAATGCACAAAAGCCCCGAGCTCTGGGCCATGTTAATGACATGGATTGCAGAGCACCGCAGCGAGGGAAGTTACGCATTCATTGCGGGTCTAATGGCTATCCTACGGGGGATATATAACGGAGACTCACCGTGGTGGCGACGGATTCTTGATGCCGGTATGTGCGCGCTGGTGGCGTTCTTCATTAAAGACCTACTCATGTTGATGAGTTTTGATCAGCAATGGGCATATATCGGCAGCGTCTTTATTGGCTTCTTGGGTATTGATTATTTCAGCTCGGTTCTACGTCGTGTTGTCGGCAGTAAGACAGGCGTCCCCCCTCAACAGTAAGGCAATTCAATGGATCTCGAACAGTTTCAACAGGCGGCTGATATTAGCGCCGGATTAGCTGCGCGCTGGTTTCCGCACATCGATGCAGCAATGAAAGAATTTGGTATTACGGCGGCAACCGATAAGGCGATGTTTATTGCTCAGGTAGGGCATGAGTCTGGCGGTTTCCGGCAGGTTGTTGAATCACTGAATTACACACCGGGTGCTTTGGTTGCTGTATTTGGTAAGCGTATTACTCAACAGCAAGCCAATGCTCTCGGACGAACGACAGCGCAATCTGCTCGACAAGATGCGATCGCTAATTTGGTCTACGCGAATCGCTTAGGTAATAAAGCCTCTGGCGATGGTTGGAAATATCGAGGCCGTGGCCTAATCCAGATTACAGGACTAGATAACTACCGTACATGCGGCGCCGCGCTAAAGCTTGATTTAGTGACTAAGCCAGAGCTGCTCGAGCTCGAGCTACAAGCTGCGCGCTCAGCTGCATGGTTCTACACATCAAAAGGCTGCATGGCCTACGGTGCTGACGTTTACCGAGTAACGCAGATTATCAACGGCGGTTTGAATGGTATCGATGATCGCAAGGTACGTTACAACAAAGCGCGGGCGGCGCTGTTGGTATGAAAATAAAATTTGAGTATTCCACAGCGCACTTTGCCGATGATTTGAAGCCGTCGCATGGGCCACAGAAATGGCCGTGGTGGCGTTTATTTGCAATTGCCGTTATTCGTCAGGATATTCCTCGCCCATCGACAGGCCGAAGAATGTGGTTCTATACGCGCTGGGGCGCTGGATATGTAGGGATTTATTTAGTCAGGCGAAGAGCATGAATATCAATTTCAGTTGGCGAATGATGGCCATTGGATTTTTAGCTGTAGGTGTTCTGGTTGTGGGGCGGATCGCAAGTTACTACAACGACAAATACCAAGAGCAAACAAAAGCAACTGAACGCCTGCAGGGGGAGGTTGACGGGCAAGCCTCGATCATTGCTGGGCAGTCTTTGCAGTTCAACCGCTTCAATCAGATAGCGTCGGCGGCGGGTCAGTATGGCGTGACAGTCCAAGCCAAGGCGCAGGAGAAAGAAATTGAATACCGCAAGATTATTGAGAAAGAGCCAACCTGTGATCTGCTTATCCCTGCTGATATTGCTAGCGGGCTGCTCGGGTACACGCACCGTTTACGTGCCACAGCCTTGCACGCCGATACCGGCAACATTAACTCAGATGGTAGTGCCACCGTTGCCACCAGCTCGATAACGTATTGTCAGGCTGTTTTGTGGATTAGGCCGCTATTAGCAACTATTGATCAAGCTAATAACAAATTATCAAATATTGATAATTTAGAGTATGTGCGTCATTTAAAACAGGTGGGTGCCAGTGAGTAAGAAAATCTTTTGCTAATCGATTCGTTAATCGCTATTAATCAAGTGATAGAAGTTTGGTACATAATTGCTGATAATCGCCATCACTCAAATTAGTAATGTTAATAAGGTGAGAAGATGGACGCAGATATTATTTCATTTGAATCGCTTCTTGCTGCTCAAGAGGCAGCAAAATGGTCTCTATGGACAATGATTGGCGGGTGGGTATCAGGGCTAGCAACTACAGTTGCTTGTTTTATAGCTTTACGAAGCACTAATTCTTGGCGCGAACAAGAGAAATATAAACGTATTATTTCGTTAAAAGAGTCTATATTTTCATACAAATCAACTCTTTACTATGTCCCGAGTGATTTAAAACCATCACCGGAATTCAAAGATATAGCATTTCAATTGCAAGATGCCTTGGATGCTATACACAAGCAATGTCTATTGCTCGGGTATGATGAGATGCCTAATAATGAGATATGGAAAGCGTTTTTAGAATTGTTTGAGTTGCATAGTGAATTACTTCAAGGAAATATTAAAGCTAACGTATTAGTTGGCGCCACCTCAAGACTTTCCCTACTGGTCAAGACTAAACAGTAGAATTAACCACGTTAATAATATTTAGTTAATAGGTGGTGTTTTCAAGGATTCAATGAAGCACTGAAAACAATGTCACAAAATTGCCATAATTCAAATGATAATCATTCAATTGTAAAATAATCTCCATTATCGAAAAGGTACTCCCAAGGGGGGCCTTTGCCACGGGGCGGCGACCTCGCGGAAAACGCCTCATTTTTGGATTTTGATCTTCCATCACCACTACCTCAACATTTTGAAAATAATAGCTAAATTATTTTTCAGTGGTGAATGTGACTGTTTTTTGTTCATCACTGGAGTGGAGAATGGATAAAGAGTTAACAAATCTCACGCTCAATATCAGCCAACTTGCAGCACTTTCGGATGTTCATCGCCAAACAGTGACGGCGCGTCTAAAGAATGTGGCAACTTCTGGTGGGAATGAATCAAACCTTAAGCTCTATAAATTAACGTCGGTTCTCTCTGAACTGATGAAGATGCCAACGCCGGTTTCAGGTGATGACATGGCGCCGCAGGATCGCAAAGCTTGGTACCAGTCAGAACGTGAGCGGCTCAAATTCGAACAAGAGATAGGGGAGTTACTCCCTGCAAGTGATGTGGCACGGGAAATGGCGTCTATGGCCAAGGCGATGATCCAAGGTCTGGAAACCTTACCGGATATTCTTGAGCGTGATTGCGCGATGACACCATCAGCGGTGCTACGTGTTCAAAACATCATAGACGATATGCGTGATCAGATTGCCCAAAAAGTGGCTGATGCTGACACCTCAATGCCAGAGGAGGGAGAGCCAGAGGAGGCGTGATGGCGTCGCAGGTTACAGCCAGCGTATTACGTAAAAACACCTATGGATTACTGAGTGCGCCTCGGCGCATGCCTGTCGCGGATGCTGTTGCTCGGTATATGCGTGTCCCCGTTGGGGCGGGTAACTCAGTACCTTGGGACCCGATGGTTGCGCCCTATATTGTAGAACCAATGAACTGCCTTGCCTCACGTGAATATGATGCGGTGATATTCGTTGGCCCTGCGCGAACTGGTAAAACAATCGGACTCATTGATGGGTGGGTTGTCTATAACGTAGTTTGCGATCCTTCGGACATGCTGGTTATCCAGATGACGCAGGACAAAGCGCAAGAGCATTCTAAAAAACGTCTTGCCCGAACATTTCGCTGCAGTCCAGAAGTGACTAAATGCTTAAGCCCACGCCGCAACGATAATAATGTTTACGATCGCGTGTTCCTCAACGGTAGCTACTTAAAGTTGGGTTGGCCATCGATCAATGTCATGTCCTCATCGGACTTTAAATGCGTGGCGCTAACGGATTATGACCGTTTCCCCGAGGATATTGATGGAGAGGGGGATGGTTTTTCTCTGGCATCAAAACGCACGACAACCTTTATGTCCGCGGGTATGACGCTGGTGGAAAGCTCTCCCGGCAGAGAAATAACCGATCTGAAGTGGAAACGAACATCGATACATGAAGCACCACCAACGACAGGTATTTTATCTCTCTATAACCGAGGTGATCGCCGTCGCTGGTATTGGCCTTGTCCTCACTGTGGTGAGTATTTCCAGCCAGCCATGAGCTCAATGAATGGCTACCGTGATAATCCCGATCCTGTCGTTGCCAGTGAATCAGCTTTTTTGCTTTGCCCTCATTGCGAGGGACATATTTTGCCCGCACAAAAACGCGAGTTAAATAATCTCGGGATATGGCTGATTGAAGGGCAGCGTATTGATCGGCATGGCGTGATTTCTGGCGAGGCGCGTCGATCACGTATCGCATCGTTTTGGATGGAAGGCCCCGCCGCGGCTTATCAAACATGGGCGCAACTGGTCTATAAATTACTGACTGCTGAGCAGGAGTATGAGCGAACAGGCAGTGAGGAAACGCTTAAGGCGGTTATTAATACGGACTGGGGATTGCCTTACGCACCACGCTCTAGCACCGAACAGCGTAAAGGAGAAAGCCTTAAGGCCCGCGCTGAGGAAGTGGCTAAGCGGACGGTGCCACCAGGAGTACGGTTTCTTGTGGCCACAGTCGATGTGCAGGGTGGTAAACACCGCCGCTTTGTTGTGCAGGTTATAGGTTATGGTGCTCATGGTGAACGGTGGGTGATTGATCGATTCAATATCAAGCAGTCAATGCGTGCCGGGCCAAACGGCGAGAGCCTCCCCATTGACCCCGCAGGCTATCTCGAGGATTGGGATTTATTACGTACTGATGTACTTGATAGAACGTGGCCCTTAGCGGCTGATCCCACAAGTCATTTGCCGGTGTTGGCGATGGCAGTGGATAGTGGTGGTGAGGATGGCGTAACGGGTAACGCATATGACTTTTGGCGCCAGTGTCGTCGTGATGGGGTGCATAAAAAAGTCTATCTCTTTAAAGGGGCGAGCCAGTCAAACGGTAAGATCATCAGCAAAACACTGCCTGATAATACCGACCGACCGAATCGTCGTGCAGAGGCCCGCGGGGATGTGCCTCTTTATCTCTTACAAACGAATGCCCTCAAAGATCGAATCAATAACGCGCTATCGCGTGAAACGGTAGGGGCTAATTACATACATTTTCCTGAGTGGCTGGGTGAATGGTTCTATGACGAGCTGACCTATGAGGAGCGAAGTCCAGACGGAAAATGGACGAAACCGGGCAAGGGGGCTAATGAAGCCTTCGACCTCATGGTGTATGCCCATGCATTGGTTATGTTGCGCGGGTACGAAAGGATAAATTGGGAAAAACCACCTCCTTGGGCGCGATCACTTGATGAATCCACACCTGTATTATCGCCTCGCCCCGCTCAGACTAAAACATCCGAAGTATCAACTCATAAGACAACACAATCACAGACTCAGCATGAGGCTACGGCCTCGGCGTGGGCGCCATCGACGACAGGAGGCTGGTTATGAATCAGACCGATATTGAAGACATGATCCAGTGTTATCTGGAAGCCGAGAAAACATTACTACAGGGGAAGTCGATCACCTTTAATGGACAGTCGATGACGATGGAGAACCTCGGCGAAATTCAGAAAGGCCGAATGTCTTGGGAGCGTCGTCTTGTGCAGTATCAAGCCAGCCAACGGGGACGGTCATCACATAAACTGGCGAGGTTTGTATGAGCCTATTAGATGAAGCCATTGGTTTAGTATCACCGGGCTGGAAAGCGGCACGTCTTAAATCTCGGGCGATGATCCGGGCGTATGAAGCCGTTACTCCGACAAGAACGCACCGTGCTAAACGTGAAAACCGCAATGCCAATCAGCTGACCCAATCAGGGGGGCGCTCGTTACGTGAGCAGGCTCGATGGCTCGATTGTAACCATGACTTGGTGATTGGTCTGTTGGATAAACTGGAGGAACGTATTGTTGGTGCCCGCGGAATCATTGTAGACCCTCAACCCATTTTAAAAACGGGTTTGGTTGCCGATGAGTTAGCGAAAGACATTCGTGCGGCTTGGGCGGAGTGGTCTGTTGCGCCGGATGTTACAGGGCAGTTTACGCGCCCCGTGCTAGAGCGGTTGATGGCACGCACGTGGTTACGTGATGGTGAGGTGTTTGGGCAAATGGTGAGCGGGGCGGCAGCAGGACTAAATCCTACGGGCAACGTTCCCTTTTGGATCGAAGCACTAGAGCCTGATTTTATCCCGCTTGAGCTAAATGACGAGGGTAAGGGGATTTGTCAGGGTGTTGCGCTCAATGAGTGGGGGCGTCCGACAAAATACGTTGTGTATAAAACATTAACTCGTTTGGGCAGCGCGCAGGGAAACACGAAAGAAATCGCCGCAGACAGCATGGTTCATCTGAAGTTTATGCGTCGGTTGCACCAAATTCGTGGCAATAGTTTGCTCGCTGGGGTGCTGATGCGTCTAAGTGCACTCAAAGAGTATGAGGATGCTGAACTGACTGCAGCGCGTATTGCGGCGGCTTTGGGCATGTTTGTTAAGAAAGGCGATCCCCAAACCTACGGTGATAACGAAGGTTCAGGATCATCAGATGGTCCTCGAGAATTAGATATCCAGCCGGGCATGCTTTTTGATGGGCTACAGCCCGGCGAAGATATTGGCATGATTAAATCCGACCGGCCGAATCCCAACCTAGAAACTTTCCGTAATGGCCAACTGCGAGCGGTTGCAGCCGGTAGCCGTGGAAGCTTTTCCAGTATTGCCCGTAACTACAACGGGACTTACAGCTCACAGCGCCAAGAGCTGGTGGAATCGTTTGAGGGCTACAGCATTTTGCAAGATGCATTTATCGCGGCGGTGAGTCGCCCGATTTACCGCAATTGGCTTCAAATGGCGATCACATCAGGTGTGATTAATGTCCCCCTCGATGTGGATAGGGAGACTCTTTTCAATGCGGTATACAGCGGGCCGGTGATGCCGTGGATTGATCCGTTGAAAGAGGCTAATTCGTGGCGGGTGCTTTTACGTGGCGGTGCAGCCACGGAGGGCGATTGGGTTCGGGCTCGGGGGGCAAATCCGGGCGATGTTAAACGCCGCCGCAAGGCCGAAATTGATGAAAACGCCACCTTAGGACTGAAATTTGACACAGACCCGGCGAACGATAAAGGGGAAGGCAGTGAGCAAAAAACAAAAAAATAGTGTGTTTATGACTCCGCGAGCGGCTGCGAACGGGGAGAAAAACTGGTTTCGAATGAAAGCCAGTGGAGAACGGTCTGCTGATATTTATATCTTTGATGAGATCGGTTATTGGGGAGTGAGTGCGCGGCAGTTTGCTAGCACATTGAAAGCGCTGGGCGAGTTAGACCATATCAACTTACATATTCACTCGCCGGGTGGAGATGTGTTTGATGGCATTGCCATTTACAACTTACTTAACAGCCACCCTGCGAGCAAAACGGTCTATATCGATGGGCTGGCCGCATCGATGGCTTCAGTTATTGCGATGGTCGGTAACCCTATCATCATGCCTGAAAATGCGATGATGATGATCCACAAGCCGTGGGGCATTACGGGGGGCGATGCGGATGATATGCGTGATTACGCCGATCTCCTTGATAAGGTCGAAACGGTGCTTATCCCCGCATATGCCAAGAAAACCGGCAAGACTACTGACGAATTAGCCGACATGCTGAGCGCTGAAACATGGCTTTCTGGACGAGAGTGTGTGGAGCATGGTTTTGCTGATCAACTGACAACATCTGTGCAGGCAATGGCTTGCATTCATTCAAAACGTATTGAGGATTTTGATTCCATGCCTAATTCATTAAAGAATATGATTATTGCGCCAAAGGCCCAAGCCCCCGTATCAACACCACAGGCAGCTCCGACTGCTGCGCCAGCCACGGTTGATGAGAACGCTATCCGCGCTCAGGCGCGAGAAGAACAAAAACAGCGCATTAATGGTATTAAAGACCTGTTTGCGATGTTTGGCGGTAAGCATCAAACCCTGCAGGCATCCTGTATTGAGGATATCGAATGTTCTGTCGAGCAAGCGAAAGATAAATTGCTTGCTGAATTGGGCAAAGATGCGACGCCATCAAATAAGAACACGCCTCATAACCTTATTCATGCGAGTAACGGTAATTTCACCGGTGACGGTATTCGTCAGGCGATTATGGCGCGTGCAGGCTATGAAGAACGTCAGAATGATAACGTCTACAACGGTATGACATTGCGTGAATATGCACGTATGTCACTGACTGAGCGCGGTATTGGCGTGTCCTCGTTGAATCCTGTTCAAATGGTGGGGCTGGCGCTAACCCACAGTACATCGGATTTTGGCAATATCCTGCTCGATGTCGCGAATAAGTCGATCTTGCAAGGGTGGGAAGAGGCGGAGGAAACCTTCGAGCTCTGGACTAAAAAAGGGCAGTTGTCGGACTTTAAAACCGCTCATCGTGTCGGTTTAGGGGGCTTCCCTTCCCTGCGAAAGGTTCGAGAGGGGGCAGAGTATAAATACATCACAACCAAAGATCGTGGTGAGTCAATTGCCTTGGCAACCTACGGTGAAATTTTCTCAATTACGCGTCAGGCACTGATTAACGATGATCTAAACCAGTTAACTGATGTCCCGATGAAAATGGGCCGAGCAGCGAAGGCGACCATTGGCGATCTGGTTTATGAAATTCTTACGGCGAACGCCGTGCTGTCTGATGGTAAAAAACTCTTCAGTCCAGACCACAAGAACGTAAGCACTGGGGCGATTGATGTCGCTAATTTGGACAAAGCCCGCTTGTTGATGCGAACCCAAAAAGAAGGTGATCGAAGCCTTAATATCCGTCCAGCATTTATGCTGGTACCAACAGCGCTAGAAACACTTGCTAATCAGACGATTAAGTCTGTAAGCGTCAAAGGTGCCGATATCAACGCGGGGATCATCAACCCAATCCAGAACTTTGCAACCGTCATCAGTGAAGCCCGTCTGGATGATAAAGATGCAGCCGCATGGTATCTGGCGGCGGCTAAAGGGACGGATACGATTGAGGTTGCTTATCTTAATGGTGTGGATGTGCCCTATATCGATCAGCAAGAAGGCTTTAATACTGACGGGATTGCCACTAAGGTCCGTATTGATGCCGGTGTAGCTCCGTTAGATCATCGCGGTTTGGTGTATTCAAGCGGCAAATAACTTTCCACACATGTGATGTGAACAGCCCTAACGGGCTTTTTTTATACCTAAAATCCGGCCCCATTGGGGCCGTGGAGCAAAGAGTATGGCTACGAATTTTGTGCAAGATGGCAATGTGATCGAGGTTGTTAATGGTAACGCCGACCTAATTTCCAGCGGTGAACCTATCGTAATTGGCGATATTGTCGGTGTGGCAATTACTGATATTCCCGTGGGAGATGCAGGGGCCGCAATGGTAAGCGGTGTCTTTTTGCTACCAAAATTAGCGGCAGACGTGATCCCTATGGGGAAAAAAGTGGCGCTAAAAGATGGGAAAATTCAATTGGACGCTACTGATGCGGTGGCCGCAGGTATTGCATGGGAGGCTGCTGATAAAAATAGCGCCATGATTGAAGTGAAACTCAATGGCTAGCCCGTTTGTGCAGCTCACGGCAAAAATGGATCGTGTGACCGCTGAACGCTTTGGCAAAGCGGTCACCATCAATGGGCAGTCTTATACGGCCGTTGAGTCTCATCTATTGCCTGAAATGGGCCCTGTGCAGGGGGATGGTGTTTCATTAGTGGTTTTTTCATTGGCATATTCACCACGCCGCAACGACAACGTGGTGGTGGATGATGGGTCCTATATCGTCACCCGTCATCAGCTCTTTAATGGAAAACCTCAGATTTGGCTGGAGTAGCGCTATGTCAGTTAAAGGGCTTGAACAGGCGATCCAAAATCTGAATAACTTGAGTCGGATAATGGTGCCCACGGCAACGGCGCAGGCCGTCAATCGTGTGGCCGCGCGAGCCATTAGTCACAGCACGCGTAAGGTAGCAAAAGAAGCGCGAGTGGATGACAACCGGCGAAAGGGGCTCCCTGTCAAATTGGTCAGGCAGCGAGCTCGATTAAGGAAGGCCAAACCGGATCGTCCAATTGCGTCGATCAAAATAAATCGAGGCAACCTTCCGGCGATCAAATTAGGCGCTGCGCGTGTGCGTCTCTCTCGTCGCAGAGAGGCCAAACACGGTAAGGGCAGCGTACTTAAAGTGGGGCCCTACACCTTTCGCAATGCTTTTATTCAGCAACTAGCTAATGGCCGCTGGCAAGTGATGCGCCGTGTTGGGCGTGCCCGTTATCCCATTGATGTGGTGAAGGTCCCCCTGTCTGGGCCGTTGACCGAAGCATTTATGGCATCGTCGTCACAACTTATCGATAGCGACATGCCAAAAGAGTTGGCCTCGGCGCTGAAAAATCAACTGAGACTACATATCAAACGATGAGCAAACATACCCAGATCCGTCAGGCCGTAACGTCACAGCTTCAACGTGAAATTACTGAGCCAGTGACATGGTTTGATGGGCGCCCTGCCTTTCTTGATGAGCAAGATCTTCCCGCTGTTGCCGTTTATCTCTCTGATGCGGAATACACCGGAGACACCTTGGATGAGGATAGTTGGCAAGCAGCGTTACATGTTGAGGTGTTTCTTAAATCGGCCCAGCCAGACAGTGCGCTAGATAGCTGGATGGAGTCGCACATTTATCCCGCACTGTCCAATATCCCAACGCTCGATACCCTGATCGAGACGATGACCCCCCAAGGTTATGACTACCAACGTGATGAGGAGATGGCGACGTGGGGCTCGGTTGATCTGACTTATCTTCTCACTTATTCAATGTAAGGATGTTATATGACAACACCTAACCCACTGGCACCGGTAAAAGGTGCGGGTACCACGCTATGGCTCTATACCGGCAAGGGTGACCCTTATGGAAACCCGTTAAGCGATGCTGATTGGTCGCGTTTGGCGAAAATTAAAGATCTTCAACCCGGCGAAATGACCGCCGAATCCTATGATGATACCTATCTCGATGATGAAAACGCCGATTGGAGCAGCACGGCGCAAGGAGAGAAATCTGCTGGGGATACCAGTTTTACCCTCGCGTGGAAACCCGGAGAGAGTGGCCAACAAGGGTTGGTTGAATGGTTTACTGAAGGGGATGTTCGTGGCTATAAAATCAAATATCCCAACGGTGCGGTTGATGTGTTCCGTGGTTGGATTAGTAGCCTAGGCAAAGCGATCCCAGCGAAAGAAGTCATTACCCGCACGGTAAAAGTTACCAACTCAGGCAAGCCGTCACTGGCTGAAGATTTACGCACACCGGCAGTCCCTGTCACTGGGGTAACCGTCACCCCTGCGACCGGCAATATTGCGGTTGGCGCCTCTGAAAGTGTCACGTTCGCGATTCAGCCAGACAATGCCACGGATAACACTTTGCGGGTTGCATCATCAGATCTAAAAACGGCGACCGTCGTGGTAAAGGATAAGGTTGCTACGGTCACGGGTGTTAAGGCGGGAAAAGTCGAAATTATCGGCATGACGAATGATGGCCAACATGTGGCCATAGCAACGTTTACCGTGGCGTAACTTCTCTCTATTTCATTTCAATGGCCCCTGACTGGGGCCTTTTTTATAGGTATTTGTCATGTTTTTGAAAAAAGAAACGTTTAAGTACAACGGCCAGTCTGTCGTATTGCACCAAATCTCGGCATTACAGCGCGTGGAGTATTTTGATTATTTAGCCTCGAAAGAAGCCATTAGCGATGAGGGAAGCGAAAGTTTACGTCATACAGCGCAGCTTGTGCGTCTTAATGTGGATGTAAATGCATGGCTGATTTCTCGCTCGTTATCCCATGAAACACCAGAGTGCGATGAAAATGAGCTTCACCAAACTATCCAAAAAACATGGCCTAGCGAAGCAATTAACGAAGCGGTGGAAATAGTGCTAGCGCTTAGCGGCATGCATCCCAAGTCAGCTGACGAGGCTGCTCCCTCGCCTGATACCGTTGAGCCGGTAGAGGAAAAGCCGCTGGCAAAATAGCGGCCCGCGAGCGGGCATTTGCACAGCGTCTGGCTCATGAGTTTCGGCGCCCAGACTGGCGCCGTATGCTCAGTGAAATGAGCGCCACCGAGTTCTCAGATTGGGCAAATTATTTTGCGCTAACTCCGTTTAGTGACCAGTTACTGGATGCGGAGTTTGCCACGATGAAAGAGATGCTTGTGACCGTGTTCGCGAGTGGGGGCGAAATACGCGCTGAAGATTTTAGCCTGCTTTCCCAGCCAGAACGTGAAGAGGTTAAAACGGATGATGAACTTATGCTGATCGGTGAAGGTGCCTACGGGGGAGTTCGATATGTCCCAACAAATTAGCGACTTAGTTATTAATCTCGATGTAGATACTGCCACGTTTAAAGAGCAAATGGCGCGTATCCGTGGGCAACTATCAGGCATGGGGAAAGATGCAGATGGTTCATCGGATCGAATGCGTAAGCTGGTGGAGAGTCAAACCAACGCAATCAAAGGGATGGGGGATACCAATGCTCGGGTAATGAGCGAGGTTAAATCTCAGCAGTCTTCTACGGCCGATACGCTCAAAAAGGATTGGGAAAAAGCATCCAAAGCGGTCGATGAAACTCACCGACGTGTCGCGGAGTTGAACCGAAAATTACAGGAGAGTCAGTCTCAGAGCTCGGCATTAGGTCGCGATCAGGATGCGCTGACGGCCTCATTTTTTCGACAAATTGATGGTACCAAGCAGCTGAGTAACGGGATGCAATCGCTTGGGCGCATTCAGGAACAGATCCGTGCCGCGCGGAAAAATGGCAACATTACCCAGCAAGACTATCTCACTCTTCTATCGCATTCTTCCGCACGTATTAAAGAAACGGCACTGGCAGAGGCAGAGGCTGGTAAGCAAAAAGCGCGATTTTTACAGCAGCTAAAATCTCAGGTTGTCGCACAGAAACTTTCTGGTACTGAGCTTTTGCGCTTCAAAGCGGCTCAAGTCGGGGCTGGTGATGCGGCAGAACTGTATATCCGCAAATTAGAGACAGCTAAAACAGCAACCCGCAACCTTGGCATACAAAGTGCGGCAGCGCGTCGTGAACTGGGTGTTTTGGTGGGGGAAGTGGCTCGAGGTAACTTTGGGGCCTTGCGAGGGTCAGGCATTACCTTGGCGAACCGTGCTGGATGGATAGAACAATTGATGAGCCTACGCGGATTAGGCTTAGCCGCCGTTGTGGGAGGGATTGCAACAGCGGTCTATGTGCTGGGAAAAGCATGGTACCAAGGTTCAGAAGAAGCCGTGGCCTTTAATCGGCAACTGATTCTAACGGGTAATTATGCGAGTAAAACATCGGCTGAACTACAGTCTATGGCGAAATCACTGTCGGGCGGCGGTATCACTCAGGGCGCCATGTCGAGTGCGTTAGCCTCAGTGGTGGGCAGCGGTAGTTTTTCTGGCAATGCCGTTACGATGATTGCAGATACTGCCGCTAAGATGCAGGCCAGCGTAGGCCAGTCCGTGGATGAGACAATCAGGCAGTTTAAACGCTTGCAGGATGATCCCGTGCAGTCGGTTTTGGAACTGGATAAAACGCTGCACTTTCTAACGGCAACCCAACTCGAGCAGATCACTACACTGGCAGAGCAGGGACGTACAACGGATGCTGCTCGGATAGCGATGGACACCTACGCTAATGCTATGCGTGCTCGAAGTGCCGATATTAAAAATAATCTCGGAGACTTGGAGAGCGCGTGGAAATGGTTAGGCAATGCTGCATCCGGCGCGTGGGATCAGATGCTGAATGTCGGGCGTGAGAGCACACTAAAAGACAAGGTAGAGTCTACCCGCCAACAGCTCGAGCGAGCTCAAAAGGATCTAGATAGTCTGCAACGTGGGGGGGCGGCGGACTCCACGGGATATGGCTATGGGCGTAAAAATGACTCTCTGATCTCGCAGCAAGAGACTCAGCGGGTCAGTAGCCAAAAGGCGCTGGTTACCCGCCTGCAAAAAGAACTGGGTGAACTGAGTGAGAAATCCTATCAGGATTCAGTGACTGCAGCGCGAGCAGCCGCTGAGCAAAAAGAGCAGGAGCGACAAAAGCGCCAATTTCAAAGTGACCAGGATCTCAAGCGGCAGTATGAAACCTCGGAGGAAAAACATCAGCGTGAGATTTTGCGGATCAAGAATTCCTACGCATCACAGTCTGCAAAAGATGAGGCGGTTAAGCGTGAAAATGCGCGCTTTGCCAAAGAGCAGGCGAGCAAAGTGCGTAAAGGACCCCAGTATAAAGCGCCGGTGGGTGATAAGGCAGAGGAATCAAGCCAAGCTGATTTACAAGCGCTGCAGGCGCAGCTGGTGGTTCTGCAACAACACAAGGCGGTGACAGATGTTATCAGCCAGCAGCGCAAAGACTTATGGAAATCGCAGGCGCAATTCGCGGTATTAGAGGCCGCTGCGACTAAGCGCCAACTCACCACGCAGGAACAATCGTTATTAGCCAGCAAGTCGAGTGTATTGGCATATAAAGCCCGCGTTGCCGCGGTAGGTGACGAGGTTGTTTTACAGGAGCGATTAAATCGCCTCAATGATCAGGCCGATAAGTATCTTCTTCAGCAGCAAATTAAGCGGGACGCATTGCTGGCTAGCCAAACAAAGTCCAGCCGAGAGGTGCAGCGAGGACTCGAGCGCTCTCAACTGCTTTCAGGTCAGAAAGATAATCCTCGTCTCAATGAAATGCTAGATGCTCAGCGAAAAACGTGGGAGCAAGAGGACCAGTTGCGATCGAATTGGCAGGCCGGAGGGCAAAAAGCGTGGGCGGATTATGCAGATGCAGCAACAGATGCTTATAGCGTGATGAAAGATGCCGGAGGGCAAGCACTGACCGGTTTAAGTTCTCAACTCACCACCTTTTTGACGACGGGTAAAGCAGACTTCAAATCCTTTACCAGTTCCATTCTCAGTATGTTGACTGAAATTCTCGTAAAAATGGCTCTAGTAAATGGCGTTAAATCCTTGGCTGGTGCGATGGGATGGGGCGGCATTGAGGCCAATGCAAAAGGCGGGGTGTATTCCTCCGCAAGTTTGAGCGCATACAGTGGTTCGGTTGTCGATAAGCCGACGTTTTTTGCATTCGCTAAAGGGGGCGGTGTCATGGGAGAAGCTGGCCCTGAGGCTATTTTACCTTTACGCCGTGGCGCCAATGGAAAACTAGGTGTGGTTGCGGGAAGTGGCGGCGGCGGAAGCCCCGTTTTCCATAATACCGTTATTTTACAAAATGACGGATCAGCCACATCTAAGTCATCTGGTGGCAATGAAGCTGTGAGCAAAACCATGATGAAAATGCTCGATCAGTTTTGTCAGGACAATATTAGTAAATCCCTTCGTCCGGGAGGACAGCTTTTTAACGCGATGAAAGGTCGTTAATCAGCGTATTCATTGAGGAACGCTCATGGCAATTGAAACTTTTATGTGGCCTACACAGATCGCAGGACAGCCCACGACGGAGTACGCCAGAACAATACGCGAGGTGCAATTTGGTGATGGATATAAGCAGGTATCTGAAAGTGGCATTAACTCAGAGCGGATAAAGTTTTCTTATTCTTTTCGTGGCTCTCTGAGCGTGGCCATTGCGATCCGTGATTTTTGTCGTCGTCACTGTACTAAGGCATTTATTTGGACGCCTCCGCATGGTGATAAAGGGTTGTACATTATCAGCGCAGATTCAATCCGATTAATTCCTAACGGCAAAACGCAAGCAACAGTCTCGGCGACTTTTGAGCAAACCTTTTCAGCTGTGGAGGTCTAATGTCACTAAATAGTGATTATCAAAAATTGGAGCCGGGTAATACAGTTCGTTTGTTTGAAGTCGATGGCTCCGCATTTGGTTTGGATGAAGTATTGCGTTTTCATGCTTATAACCTGTCTCATACGCCGGAAGAAATCACTGCGGCTGGTGGGGATAACGCTAAGCTCGCCGCAAAATCTATCTGGTGGCAAGGAAAAGAATACGGTGCATGGCCTTGCCAAATAGAAGGATTAGAAATGGCGACGAGTGGTAGCACAGCCCAGCCTACATTGACCCTTGCTAACTTAAACGGTTCGATTACTGCGCTTTGTCTACGCTTTGAAGATATGGCGCAGGCTAAAGTGACTATTCACGACACGCTGGCACATTATCTCGATGCAAATAACTTCCCCGAAGGCAATCCTACCGCAGATCCCGAGCAGGAAAAAAAGCAGGTTTACTATATCGACCGTAAATCACTCGAAAACGATGAAACCGTTGAGTTTGAGCTGGCGAGCCCTGCCGATTTACGTGGCCTGCAAATACCGACGCGCCAGATCCACTCGCTCTGTACATGGTGCTCACGCGGTTGGTACCGAACAGGCAAAGGGTGTGATTACGCAGGGACGCGCTACTTTGATGAGAATGGGCAGCCGGTTGATGATCCGAGTCAGGATAAATGCGGTGGGTTACTCAGCGATTGTCAAAAGCGCTTTGGTGAAAACAATCCTGTTCCATTTGGTGGTTTCCCCGGTTCATCACTGATAAGGCAATAGCATGAGAGAGAAAACGATACAGGCTATCGTGGCCCATGCCGCAGAGGTTTATCCGGCTGAATGTTGTGGCGTGGTGGCGCAAAAATCACGCG